ATTCCATCCTCTTCGCTATCTCGTTTAACTGGCTCTCTGTATAAACTTGAATAGTCCTCTCTACATTGCACCAATAGTCCGAATAAAAAAAAACCAATCCACTTACTTCGCTCACCTTTGCATTGCTTAATAGCTTTACATTTTCTTCATGTTTGCTAGGGTCGTATTCCTTTTGAACGTAAATTATAGGTAACAACTTATCCAGGCACTTGTAAACGTTATTATTATGGCTCTTATAAATACTTTGGAAGTCAATCATTTGATTAACCTTCATTTGTGTTAAAGCCTTTGTTGCTGTAAATATCTTTTTACCAACTATAATGAAATCCATTACATGAAATAATGGCAAATCGTTACGCAAAAATGAAAGTTTAAGTGATAGCTTTTTGAAGTCTTCAATATCCATTTCCATAACTTCGTCAAATGGCTTATCAATAAAATAAGAAATCAAAGCTGCCATTCGGTCAACTTCGCTATCAAATTCATCATGCATAATTTCGTATGCTTTCATAAATTGACTTACTGTTATTTCTTTATATGAAGTAGGTACTTTCATCTTATACATAATACATTATCATTTTAATAGTTACTATTCAATTATAAAGGTAGCTGGTTTACGTAACTTGTTTAGTGCCACATATCTAAGCGCATCAAATATATGATTATTCTTATCTTCAGGTTCGTTTAAGTTCTTGCCATTCCTATCAGTTGCCCATCTATATGACCTCGCCTCACGTTTTGCATTAATAGAATCTTTAGTTATGTGAATTTCATGCTGCTGTAAAATATCAATTGATGAACGGATTGAATCGTTGCCTTTGTTAGCACCTTCAATTCTAAAACCTGCCCTTCTTAAATCTTCAATACTTTTTGGCTCAGCACTATCAGCTATTATTTGTTGCTGCCTGGTAACTCCTAATTCAGTTAATCTGTTTATAATGTCGCTGTTAGTCATTCCCGTTTCATATATTAACTCTTTTAAGTAAATAGCTTTATTGTATTTATAAACAGCAACTAATGTAGTTGGGTCATTTGTAAAGCCCCAATCCATACCATAAGCTATAAATGTAGCATCTATTGGAATAGCATCACATTCGTGCCAATTGTCAAAAATAATGCCTTGTAAGTTACCTGTATTCCCTAATCCGTAAACTTGCCAAATGTTAGCCCAATAAGCATTTTTGATACTTCCATCTTCATTATAGCCTTTTGTTTTATAATCGAGTATTTGCTCTCTTTCTCTAGCACTTAACAATTCATTATCGTGAAAGGTAAGCTGCAAGAAATCACAATCCTTTGAGTTTATAACATCGGTATCAATAAAGAACTCAGCATCGGGGTTATAGTCAGCGTAAACAACTCCAGCTCGTGAAGCCACTTGCCTATAACTTTCAGCATCACATTTATTAACCTCATTAAAATAAGCCACATCTGAACGTAATCCCTTACCCACATCTTCTTTGTCTAATCCAATAAACTTAATAAATGAACCATTTTTAAATCGGTATAAAGTACCTGCCAGGAATCTATGATCTTCATAAAGTCCTGCCATTTTCATAACCTTTACAAAGTCTTTAATAACTGTTAGCCTCATTTTAGTTAATTCAGCGGATAGTATTAAAATCTCTTTGTTTGGTTTACTTGAAGCGTGATTGATTAAAATGATAAGTATAGAAATGGTTTTACCTGCACCCTGTGAGCCTTTAATAACTCGTACAGGTTTACGCAGCTTACTTATCTTTTTTAGGCTGGTTGTCGCTTGAATCATCTAATGGGTCAATATTTAATACTTGAATGTTAGTAGTTTCAATTTGTTGCTTATCAGTCCAGCCTAATTTGTTTTTTGCATAGAATATTCCCTTACCTTCATTTGCAACAATATCAGCTGCCAACGATTGAAATAGGTCATCTATCTTTTTTATAGTGTTACTTTTGGTTTCATCTTCACCCTTTTTCCACTCGTAATAAGTCTTTCTGTTTATTGTGTCTAACTTCATTAAAGGTAGCCAAATATTAAGAAAATATGCTATTGTTGGAATGTGTCTATCTTCAATAGATACTATCTTACCTGAGCCAGTTGCAACTTCTTTTTTGTTAGCAATACACTTTTGAATATACTCATCGGCATAGTCAGGTAATTTATTTATGAAATCTATTGACTTTGCATTCATTAGTTTAATCCTATTTTAATTGTTTCTTTTAATATTTTACTTGTGTAAAATGCGTGTTCAAAAAATATGAAATGCATCATACTTAAGCTTAACCTATAACCGATGTTATTTGGTTGGAGCATCGTTTAAAAACATTTGGTATAATTCCTCGCTTGTTCTATTCTTGTAATTATCTGATTCACTTTTCCAAACAAAAGTACCATTTTGAATAATTATGTTATGAAGTGAATAATGGTTTTCAGCTAACCATTCAGCAAATTTTATAGCTTCCATTTATTTAGTTTTATTTAGTTTTAAACTTTTTTTCGATTGGTTTCTTATTCCAAACATTAGCCTCGCAGTAATCGAATAAACGATTAACTAAGTTTTTAAAGTCAGCATCACAAGTGCATACCCAATTTTCTTTAATTCCAGCATCTTCGGATAACTTAATAACTTCGATTAGTGTTTGATTGTCAGGACTTGGGCAGTTGCCTAGTTTCAATCCCTGTATAAATTCTTTATGATCTAATAATGTTTGCATATTCTATTTTTAATTGTTTTTTAATCCTATGATTTTTGACCTTCATAGCGGTGTAACTTATTTTATTTTCGTAACAATATTTTTTTACGTTTTCAATTCCCAGCGTTGGGTGTTTGCTAATCAAATCGGGCAGTTCATTATATTCAGTTGTTTCATCTTCAATATCAGTTAATTCGTTATCGTTTGCTAATTCTTTTAAGTTTGAGTTTTTACGCTCTCTTTGATAAAATAGGTTTCTAATAACAACAAAGCAATATTTTTTTAATTCGGTTTCATCAATAAATTTTTTTTTGCAATTAAATATTTTGATGTAAAACTCCTGGAGTAGGTCTTCCCAAAGATACCGATTGTTGTAAAGCCTTTTGCAGTAAGCTTTATAATCAACATCAGTGTAAATTGAGTTGAAGTTTACCATTAGTTACTTCCAAAAATATTGCATTTCGTATGAATCCATAAAGCAAATATACAATTTATTTCAATACGTTGTTAAAATGGGTCTTCTGTTTGTTCTAAAAAATTATTATTTTGTTCTAATTGTATTGGCTCACTTGCTAAACTTACCCAACTACCAGCATGATAAAAACTACCATCTTCAATATATCTTCCACTTTGTTTATGGTAAGTAAAAGTTGAATGTCCTATTTGCCCCCAATGTGAAAACTTAACCTTTTGAACGTGAATCCATGTTTTGTTTTCTTCATCTCTATAAACACTTATTCCATTATCTGACTTGTTAAAGAAGTTAGCAGAACCTGCCACATCGTATAAAGTTGGAATTTCATATTTACCGCTTTGTTTATCCTTTGCTATTTTTCGGGGGTGAGCAACTAAAAAACAATGAACATTGTAAAGTTCGCAGAAGTTAGCTAACTTATCTAAACTCTCACCAATGTATTTAGTTTCCGATACCCCGTATTTATGTTCAAGCTTATTCCAAGCATCAATAACAAAGCATTCAATGCCATGCTTTAACTTTAATTGTTTAACGTGTTCTAATATGCTTTCAAGTGAGAAATCCTTTTCAGGTTTAACAAACCAAATATTATTGTTTAAAGCCTTTTGTACCATTTGCACCTCTAAATAAGTCATTCGATTATCAAAACCACTATCCCAACTTTTACCTATTATTTTTCTTGCTAACTTACTGAAATGTAATTTAGTAGGCTTGTTTTCGGGTGAGTAAAAAGCACACCGCCACCCATGATTAATGTTTAAACGTAATACTATTTCATCTACAAACTCACTCTTACCATGTCCAGGTATTCCCGTAACTGTTGTAATGTAACCTTTAACAAATGTTAAGCACTTATCAAATGTTTGATGTCCAATGTTTACGCCTTTCTCCAATCCATTCTCGTACATATCAGCAATGTCATCCACCATATCTTCAATGGTAAATACACCCTCTAATGGAAATTCTTTAGCCTCTGAAATAGATTCGATTATACCTTGTATTCCATACTTTTGCAAACATTCATTCGCATCTTTACAATCTTTGAAAGTAACTATCTTACAGCGTTCTTTGCCTAATCGGTCTGCAAATTCATCTAATAACCTTCTGCCAGCGTTATCATTATCAAAGCATAAGTAAATTAATGGAGTTTCAGTAAACTTGTGAGCAACCCTATCAAAGTATTCTAAATTATTAGTTTTTATGTTTGCACCATTTGGAACGCTTAAAACGTTTTTAAAGCCACTTTGATAAATAGATAAGCAATCTATCTCACCCTCACATAAAAACGCTTCTAAAGTGTATTTAAATGCGTTTAAACCATAAAAGATTAGTTTACTATCCTTATGCAGTTTAAATCCTTTCCTACCATCTCTGTATTTTACGTTGGTTAACTCCCCATCTTCATCAAAGTAATTAAATTGGATTGTGTTTTCTTCTTTACCCGTTTGTGGCATCCACTCCAAACCCTCGCTAACTTTCCAATCAATTAATGTTTTGTTATCATTTAGCATCGCCATGTCAATTAATTCACGATACAAACCACGCTCAACTAAAGTTAATTCAAATACAGATTCAGAGTTTCCCCAATCTTT